CGCCACAGCTCAAACAACAGCAAACAATGCAGCCACAGCAGCGGCTACTGCTCAAGGTACGGCGAACAATGCACTTGTTTCTGTTTCTATAACGACTACCGCTAACCCTGTTGGCGGAACTCTTCTTGATTGTTTGTCAGGAAACGGAACAAGCGGAAGCCCTCTAAAAGTATTAGGTGCTCTGCCTCTTGGCGGTATTAGTTCAGGAGACTTAACAGGGTCGTCTTATCCGGGACCGGAGATCGCTGCGGGTAAAGTGACGTACGCAAAGATGCAACAAGTTGCAGCGCAGCGTCTGCTTGGCAACGCCACGGGTGTAGCAGCAAGCGTCACTGAAATACAATTAGCTGATGGCTTGACATGGGCTTTGGGTAAGCTTGACACGGTTAATAAAGGCAATGTTGTGTTGTCAGCTGCTAACTCATTTACTAATACAACCGGAAACTCATTCGCTGGTACAACAACTACCGCTGCCTTGTCAACCACAGGTGCTGTCATCATCGGCAACACCACACCTTCTACATTAACAGTCAACTCAACGCCTACGTTCATGACTGATGTGACTATAAATACGGGTAAGGTGCTGATTGCACCTAAGTTTAGAATGGTTACGGATAAAGGTGCTGGCTTGGTCTTGACAAGCGATGTAGATGGAAACGGTACTTGGAAAGCAGCCGCCGGTGGGATCAGTCAAGGCTCTGTCGGCTGGAGCACGAATGTTTTCGCTACGTATCTAACAGACGCCAATGCGGGTATAGCAGTAGCAGCTATCACGTTCGCAAATCCGTATACTGGTTTTACTGTAACCAAAACGACAGCGGCTATTGCTGGAACTTCAACGGGTACTTGGCTTACTTTATCTCCACCTGTTGGAACTACTTGGACTATTTGTGTAATGTCCTCTTATGCTACTGTAGTATTAGGAGTATCAAGTGGTACTGGTGGCGGTGCGGTAGTTAAAGCCGGTATCACAAGCAATGCTCCGCTAACATTAGCAGTACCAACTGGCGGTTCTTGGGGTGGTAGTGGAGGAAGACCAATAAGTACAACGGTTCCTCATACTTTATATTGCGTTAGAACAGCATAATGACACACGAACTACCCGACCTCATGCTTGCCCTTGGGCGGCTTGAGGGAAAGATGGATGCCCTTCTGCAAATGCAGCGGCTCCACTCGGAAGAACTTCAAAATCAAGAGGAGCGTATTCGACTACTTGAACACTCTCGCTCATTCACTATAGGTGCTGCGGCGTTCGCAGGAGCCTTGTCTTCTATTGTCTTCTCTTTATGGAAACACTAAATATGCCTTCATTACAAACAAAAAACTTTACTTTTGGTACAGGAACTAGCGTCTCAACCTTTGGTCTTTTAACTGCTGCAACTAAATCCAACATGGCTGAACTATCACCGTTGGGTGCTGATGACGTTGGTATTGTGTTTATTAAAGCACACAACTCAGCCGGTAGCGTGACTCTTCCAACGACTGCTGCTGGTGTTCCTATCTACTTACAAGGCAGCCGTGACAACGTGAATTGGGTAAACGTGTCTTCGTTTAATCTTGGACCAACAAACGGTACAGGTACTGCAACTGTTTATACTAACTTCTCAAACCCAGAAACAAACACACGTCCAACTACTCTCGGAACAACCGACTACATTTCAACAATGGGTGTTGTGCAGCTCTACCCATACATGCGTTTGAGTTGGGCAGGTTCGACTCTAACTGGCAACGTAGCAACCGGCATCTCTGCCTACATCGGGGAGGCTTAATACATGCGTGGATCAGCACGAAACAAAACAAGCAGCACGTTGACTAAGTTTTATCTTCTTGTTGAAACGGCAAATGGGAAAACCATAGGAAAACCTGCTGGGGGCGGTTCGGGTAAAGGAAAAGGGGACACGAGTATATACAGTAACTCGAATAGCTTTTACACACCCAGCGGTAACGGCAGTATGCTGGCGGGTCAAGCAGTAGCGCAAAACCTTGCTCCAACAGTAACCATATCGAGTGTTGATCCAAGCTCGCTAGTCCCCGGCGACGTTGATATTTATATTTACGGAACAAACCTCAGTATAACTACTGGGGTAGCGTTAAAGTTAAATGGAGTAACTTATACTGTCACGAACTGGGCGTATGAAAGTGATCCATTTTCAATACCACCTAATCCTCAATTATACGTCGAACTACCTTCTACCATTATTGATTTTGACGAATTTGGTCTATTTGACATTGTTATAACAAACTCATACGGAAGCACAGAGTTTCCAGCAATGGTTAATTATTGGGAGAACTATGTAGGAGGAATAGCGGAAGAATGAGTAAAAACAAGAAGTCACTGGACGCTCTCCACACCCTGTTAATCGAGGAGCTGATCGCCCGTGTTCAGTCCGGAGTGGCTACTCCCTCCGACCTCAACGTGGCACGACAGCTCCTCCGAGACAACTCGATTGATTGCGCTGCGGTGGAGGGTGCGCCAATCATGCGGTTGGCACAGAACCTTCCATTCACGGATGAGGAAGAGGCTGCCTAATTGGGTAAGAAAGACCCGACAAAGGACTTTCGTAATGTCCTTTACATGATCTGGAAGCATCTCAACCTACCTGACCCCACGCCACTGCAATACGACATTGCGACGTTCCTTGACAAGGGTCCCAAGCGTGCTGTCATCCAAGCCTTCCGTGGCGTCGGCAAGAGCTGGATTACTTCCGCATACGTCCTCCATGTTCTGCGGCAGAACCCTGACTTGAACATCCTCGTGGTGTCTGCTTCTAAGTCTCGCTCAGACGACTTCACCACATTCACGAAGCGTCTCATTGAGGAGATGCCTATGTTCTCCCATCTCAAGCCCCGTGAAGGACAACGTGACTCCAAGATTGCGTTCGACGTTGGACCAGCCAAGGCAAGTCATGCACCCTCTGTCAAGAGCGTCGGTATAACCGGTCAGCTCACAGGCAGCCGTGCAGACCTCATCGTGCTCGATGACGTTGAAGTACCCAACAACTCAGAGACACAAATGATGCGTGACAAGCTGTCAGAGTCCATCAAGGAAGCTGACGCCATCATCAAGCCTGAAGGTCGCATCATCTACCTCGGCACTCCCCAGTGTGAGGACTCCATCTACACACTGCTCCCAGACCGTGGCTACATCGTCCGTCTATGGACAGCCGAATACCCGAACGCCAAAGACCTTGAGCAGTACGGCAAGCAGCTGGCTCCGATCATCGCTGATGACTGGGATGAGACGAAGATTGGCATGCCCACAGAGCCATCCCGCTTCGGGACACTCGATCTCACAGAGCGAAGGCTCTCCTATGGCAACAGCGGCTACTCCCTTCAGTTCATGCTCAACACTCGCCTGAGCGATCAGGACAGATACCCACTGAAGCTGGCTGACCTCATCCTCTACGAAACAGACCTTGCCAATGCTCCTGAGAAACTCTTCTGGGGCGGCTCTCCAGACCTTGTCATGGACGAACTCCCGTGCGTCGGTATGCGTGGCGACCGCTACCACCGACCCTTCCGGGTGCAGGGCGACTACATCAAGTTTGATGGCTGCGTCATGTCAATCGATCCCGCCGGCAGAGGCGAGGACGAAACCGGCTACGCCGTTGTCAAGATGCTCAACGGCTGGATGTGGGTCTTCGAGTGCTCAGGTCTGCGTGGGGGCTACACCCCAGAGAACCTACAGAAGCTTGCAGACATCGCCAAGAAGCACAAGGTCAACGAGATCATCATTGAAGCCAACTTCGGCGACGGCATGTTCAACCAGCTGCTCGCCCCATACACCCGTGTCACCTACCCCGTGACCATCTCAGAGGTGAAGCACTCCAAGCAGAAGGAGCTTCGCATCATCGACGTGCTAGAGCCGGTCATGAACCAGCACCGTCTGGTCATCCTCCCCAGCGTGGTGAAGCAGGACTATGACAGTACCCGTGAGCTGCCCACAGACAAGCAGCTCTCCTACCAGCTATTCCACCAAATGACCCGTATCACCAAGGACAGGGGATCACTCAGACACGACGACAGGCTGGACGCACTCGCCATAGCCGTCACCTACTGGGTGGAGCAGGTCTCCTCAGACGTGGAAATGAACATCAAGGCAAGACATGACGCCCTCTTCGACAAGGAGATGGACGACTTCGACAGAAGCTGGAACAAGCAGCACAAGTCAAAGGAACGTCAGGGGTGGATCAGGTAAGCCCACAGGAACCTATTAGGTGACAATAGGCAAACGTTGACAACAAAAGGCTACCTCGGTATGGTTAAAGCCTACTATGTCTTAGATTCAATCGTAGAGGACGAAGGCTGGGTACACCCTACGGATGACATAGAACTGACTACAGGTCTATGAAGTCTCAGGTCTATGAAGATCGTGGCTGACAGCTACAGGTCTTTGTCGTCATATAGTGGTAGATGTCTTGGATCAACACTTAACAGTGGGGGTAGGGGGAAACATGAGTAAACCTAAAGATATACATAAGGTAG